TCAACAACCGACCAAAACGCGAAGATGGAGTTGGCTAAATCAAACACCAGTTTGATGAACCCAGGACCAGCGGAAGTGTTCGAAGTCTCTTGCACCAACATGCATGATTTCGATACTCAGTACGTCACCTTCCAGCAGTGCATCAAGTTGGAGGATAGAGAAGTCTACTTCTTTAACGGCTCAACCATCTTCCACGTCGTCACCACACTACCACCTTCCAAGGTGCTGTGGTGCGCCCATGTCTGTGCCGAAATACCAGGGTTTGATCTCAATTTGTTTGCTGACCTTATTGAGTTCATTTCACCAACACCACCTGACCCTCTGTTCCAACTGAGGTGCAACAGTGATGTTATGAACCCTGGACCAGGCCTTAGAATCCAATCTAAGGATCAGTTCAAAGTGAGCATTGCCGAAGCCGCTGTCGTGGCTCCGCATGCGGTCCTTATGAAAGACGAAGGTGCATATAACAATGTGCGCATGGGCCCCCTCACACTGCTTTCCTCTCCTTCCGGCTGTATTGACGCTGAGGGGAACAGATTCATACCAGGCTCATTCACAGATCAAAGTGTCGTTCTTGACACTCTGCGCAGGCATTCAGTCAATGGTGTCCTAGATATCGTTGAAGCTTTTGATGCTCTCGCAACTCTTTATACCCGAACCCATTCAGCTTCCTCTTCCAGTGTTCCTGCTGTGTCCGTGGCATGCAGCGCAATGGCACCTACTCAGGCGTGTGATCCTTCCTCTGACAAGAGCAGAGAAACACCTTCGAGACCACCCACGCCACCACCCGCCTCAACGTCTGGCTCGAGCACAGATGTGTCCTATCACAGCACGTCAATGTTCACACAAGCCGAACAGTCTCGACGCACCTACGCAGAAACCCCGCCACCAGGCGACAACGATGTTGTCCTATTTGATATGGACTCACCACCAGTGGAACCAGAGAAAGTTGTCTTCACGAACATTGCCCACAAGATTAAGAGTGCTACCACAGCGCTCCCTGTGGTCAAGAGCCGCGTCAAACCCATCGTCCAACACGCCCCAATGGATGGTGACGTCGCGAACAGCACGTCAGTCTCAATTGCACCAATTGATGACAACAGGTTCATCACGCCAGACGATGAGATGTCACTCTACGAATCTTATCCAATCGGCAAGAGCGTTTACTTTGCTCCGCGAAGCAAGCAAAATGCTGCAGCACCGGGACTTATGGAGTACCTATTTGGTTTGAAACCCACAACCTATCACCACTCAGAGATAGTTGATTATGCTGCTTGTGATAATTCGCCCTCTAACCGCAGGCTGCCCAACGCACGCAAGAACGTCATCTATGTGCTAATTGCCTTTGCCTGCCTGACCTTTGGCCTGTGCTTTGTCCATCTACCCTCCATGTTGCCATTATGCATGTTCTCGATTTTGGTGTCAGTCTTCCTGATGATGCCATGGACATACAAACCCCTAGGGATCATTACAGAGCATCTCGCATCTCAACCAATCATTGAGCAGCGTTATTTCACCCATGATCAGCTAAAAATCCCTACCCTTCTTTCAACAGCATACACTGCTACAATCAGCCAGTATGAGATAGCTCAGGGGTTCAAAGGCCTTTTCAAGTTCAAGAAACGGGAGCTCAAAGTGAGCTATTTCCCAGCTCTCGTCCAAATAATCACATCGAAGGTTCATAGTGCCACTTCGATTGATTCGGTTATTGAAAGGATCGTTATGATGAATAGATCCTCGATGGCCTCCTATGCCAGTGATCTCCAATCGGAGATTCTGGCTGGCACTATCACGGTGAGCAAAATCCTGCTTCTTTCTCGGTTCTCGAGCGAACAGGATTTTGCCTCACTGCCCGTCCTTGCGGAGGCCTCCCTTTAGGGGGAACCTCCGCGAGTGGCGTAGTTGCTAGCTACGCCAATTATTGCTGGTTTGGTTCAGACTCACGTTACATCCGTCCCCCCACAGGGTCAATCATTCCATTCAGGTTCACTTCAACTGTTGATTCACGCTTGCGGGAAGCCCCTCTCATCGGGCTAATGTGTGGATTGGCGGGCGCCATGCCTAATTTCATGAACCCATATCTGACCAGCAATGTCCTTTGTTCCATTTCTTGCCGCCTAGCACGCGCAAGGCCCAAAACACCTGGGCATTCCAACTTCCGTAGTCACACCCGGAAGGCCGTCCACTATCTCTTAGGAGACTGGAGCGTAGAAGGGAATTATGATGAGCTTTACAAGGTGTGGCGCGAGGAGAATAACTACTCAGAAAGCAGGAAACTCCAGTTAGACAAGATTTATGATTACATTGTCGTCAACTGGGACGGACTGCTGTCTGAGCTCAATGGTCCAAAATGGCCAAAATGGGCTTACTGTAAGTCGTTTGGCAAACGTGAATTCCTCGCTAAGGATGGCAAGAGCTTGCGCAGCATCTCATCCCGTTCCGACCTAATCAAGGTCCTCATTGGTCCCTATGTCCATGCTATGGAGAAACAAATGTATGATACTACTACAAAGTTGGGTAGGCATTTCTTCAAACATAGGGCACCAGAAGAACAGTTCGATGTCATCGATAGCTTTAATGTGGCTTCAATGAATGTTCTCGAAACCGATCACACCAACTTCGAAGGCTCAATTTCAGGCGACACTCAAATGGCCTGTGAAAACCAGTTCTATTCTAGAGCCCTTCGACACCAAGACAAACGAATTCTGACAGTCTTTAGGAACTTAGCCACACAAAACGTTAACTGCCGTTATGGTTGTGGGAAGCTGCAAATGAAATCTATCAGAATGTCCGGAGAGATGTACACATCCCTTGGTAATGGCCTCACTAACTTGATCGCAATGCACTATTGTGTCAATCAAATTAGTCCCGTCACGTGGGACAACTTCAATTGTATCGTTGAAGGAGATGATGGCCTCACTAACTTGCCCAAAACGATTGATCCTAAGTCGGTTGAGGAAGTGTTCAAAACATTAGGATTCGAGGTGACTATGGCAGTTCACCACGACGCAACATTGGCTTCTTTCTGCGGGAAGGTTTATAACACCCGCACTCGAACCATCATGACTGACCCTACTTATGCGCTGAATGCATGCGGTTGGTCAACCTCATCCACAGCACTAAACCCAGACAATCTGGCGTGTTTGACAGCTCTCAAAGGCTTTTCCTTGAGATCTCAATATACCCGCTGTCCTGTTATTTGGGCTGCTGCTGCTAGAATGATCCGAACCGGGGGCAAGAATGCGGCTGAATTGTCAAGATTCATGGACCGCTACCCCGCCGCCCACGATGTCCGCCAAACATCACTCCTCCGCGATGCAATCTGTACGGGTATTGACTTCAGGCCCCCAGATGACTATGGTCGAGCATTGTTTGCTTCCCTTTATGGGATCCCCATCTCAGCACAACTGAGGATGGAGGACGTTCTCAACAGTGGTGAGGGCTGGTTCTCAGACCCAATCTTCCTTGTTGGTTGTCCCCCATCGTGGATACGCAACTTCGCAGAGGTGCGCCCCAGACACTCCAAGATCTTGTTCAGTCCTAAGATCGATGTCAAGTGTCTCAAGAGTGGAACGGAACGTCTGTGTGACTTCAAAAGCGATGAATTTGATGTAGTAATCAGCATCAGTACGCGAGTTGAACACCCTGAGACGACTGTTAAGGACGTCTGCCGGATCGTTGGTTTGTCGAACCACGATTAGACAGAGTCCACACCACTAGCCACTCACAATATTATTTCCCCGGTATTGTGAACAACACAGCAGTTAGGGGACACCCGGCAGACGACACTTCGTGTTGGGGCCTATCAACCCCCCCAGTCCAGATAACCACACGGTCAAATTTCGGTAACGACCTAAACAAAAATCAAGAAAACGG